TTTCTTCTTCCAGCCGTAAAGGCACGGCTCGTGCTGCCACTGGTACGGGGAGCGCCCCAACACCAGGGACTGCTTTTTCCAGATACAGCAGCCGGAGAGGTAGAACCCGGCGGCATCAAAGGCTTTTCGGAAGTTCAGCCCCTCGGTGTCGGCGTGGAATACATAGATGGAGGCATCATCCGCCATGACCTTCTCCATATTGGAAAAGGCATCGAAGAGAAAGTCGAAAAACTTCTCCGATGCCATGTTGTCGTTTTTGATTTTCCCGGCGCTGCCCTCGTAGTTCACATTGTAGGGCGGGTCGGTGATGACGAGGTTTGCCTTGCGGCCGTCCATGAGGGCGGTGTAGGTTTCCTCTTTTGTGCTGTCGCCGCAGATGAGCCGATGCCGTCCCAGCGTCCAAATATCGCCGGACTTCGTGAAGGTCGGCTTTTGCAGCTCGGCGTCCACATCGAAATCATCCTCTTGGATGTCTTTGCCGTCATCAAAGAGCTTCGACAGTTCCTTTTCATCGAAGCCGGTGAGGAGCGGGTCAAAGTCCGCTGCCTGCAAGGACTCAATCTCCACACGCAGAAGCTCTTCGTCCCAGCCTGCGTCCATCGCCATACGGTTGTCGGCAATGATGTAGGCTTTCTTCTGCGCTTCGGTAAGGTGGTCGGCAAAGACGCACGGCACTTCAGTGATGCCTTCCTCCTTGGCGGCAAGAATACGACCGTGACCGGCGATTACGCCATAGTCACGGTCGATGATGACGGGATTGATGAAACCGAACTCACGGAGCGAGGAGCGGAGCTTATTGATCTGCTCCGGGCTGTGTGTCCGGGCGTTGTTGACATAGGGAACCAGCTTCGTAATGGGAACAAGCTGCATTTCGGTCGTTGTTTTCATCAGACCAGCCCCCATTCCGCAAACTTCTCGAAACCACCGACCGAGCGGATGTAGCTCCGTGCGATCTCCACGATTTCAGCGTAGGGTCTGCCATCCACGGTATCGTCCCCAATGGCGCAGCAGAGCGTTACGGGCTTGCCAGTCTTCTGGGCTTTGAGGAAAGCATAGATGTTGACAGACACATCTGCCTTGGACAAATCTTTCCCGTGCAGACCGCCGCCGGTCACTGAGTCGGCCATATCCGAACCCAGCTTGCGGTTGGTAGCGCCGGTATCCACATCCGTGCCGCCAGTCCAATCGCCCAGCGGATTGATTTCAGCGGTGGGATAAAACTCTCGCAGATACTGTGTCTTGACGTTGCTCTGACAGAGGATGAACCGGTTGCCGTCCAGAATGTACTTCCCGTCAAAGGGATACACGGAGAAAATGTCCCGTGCGATCTGCGACAGCTTTTTCTGCTCCTCGGTCACAGGTATTCCCTTGAAGATGCCGTTATCGCCGCAGCGGACACCGTCTGCCTGGTTGTCGGCAAGGTGACCGTCCTGCGGCACTTCCACATAGTCCACAGCGAGGTTTCCGGCAATGCGGTGAACGGAGGCGGTGATTTCCTCTATCGGAATACTCACCGAAGCCTCCGCAATGATATGGCACACACCGTGACCGATGAGCACTTCCACGGCGATGCGGGGATTTTCGGCTTTCTTGTATGCCAAGTCAACGAGCGCACCGGCGATCCTGTCTGCTACCTTATCCGGGTGGCACGGATTTACTTTCTCAAACATGATGTTATCCCTTTCTCGAACGGAGCAGGCGCTCCATGAGGTCATCCTGCGGGCTTGCTCCGGAGTAATCCGCAGTGCAGTTTTCTTTCACGATGGAATAAATTTCGTACCATGCAAGGTTCGCATTCTTTTGGAACAGCATGGACATCTTAACGAACGGCGACTCCATCACGCCGCCTGTGGTGGGGTGCTTGCCAAGCAGACCGTAGGTGCTGATGGCCTCCTCGCACTGGATGTGCCGCGCAAATGCCTGTGCAAAGGACTCGATGAGCCGCTTGTTGACAAGGTTCTCGCATCCGCGCTGTTTCAGCCACAGCCACGTCTCTTTGTAAATTTCCGCTGCGCCAAGCGGCACACCGTTTTTTTGCTTTGCGGAAAGATACTCGCCTGGCTTCGGCATATCCGCACCTTCCAGTGCAGCGCCCTCCGGCAGATCGACCGCCTCCAGTTCGGAGAGATCCAGTTCCGGCAGTTCGTTCGGCATATACCGCGCCGGTTGACCACTCTGTATTTTTTCGGACAGGGGCTTCGGTTTG